GACCTTTAGCTCAGTTGGTTAGAGCGTCCGGCTCATAACCGGGATGTCGATGGATCGTACCCATCAAGGTCCACTCTATAAAAGAAAGGGATTTGCCATGAAAGAAAATAAATTTCAGGCTGACTTGAAGAAAGAATTAAAAAGCAGATTTCCGGGTTGTATTGTAACAAAACTGGATTCTGCTGATATTCAAGGAATTCCTGATTTATTGGTTTTGTATAAAGACAAGTGGGCTGCTCTTGAAGTCAAAAAGAGCGCTACAGCTTCACATCGACCGAATCAGGATTATTACGTTGAAAAAATGGATAATATGTCATTTTCAAAATTTATATATCCAGAGAACAAGGAGGAAGTATTAGATGAACTTCATCAAGCATTCGAATCTTAGCGGACTTCATGCACCGTTTTCTGCAAGTTCAAGTGCATGGCTGAGATATTCGGACGACAAGTTACTCACTGTATTCGAAAATCTGAAAGCTAAAGAAATCGGCACTAAGCTTCACGCTTGGGCTAAAGACACGATTGATTTAGGAATTAAGCAACCTCGATCAAAGAAGACAATATACGCATATGTGAATGATGCAATCGGATTCAAGATGGATACTGAGGTTGTCCTATATTATTCAAATAATTTCTTCGGAACAGCTGATTCTATCTGCTTCAGAAATAACATATTGCGAATACATGATTTAAAGACAGGCAAATCCGGAAAAATCGAAGATCATATTGAACAATTGGAAGTATATGCAGCTCTGTTCTGTTTGGAGTATAAATATAAGCCCAGTGCGATTGATATCGAACTCCGTTTGTATAAACAGGATGAAGTTCTGGTACATCATCCTGATCCAGAAAAGATTTCCTACATTATGGACACTATTATTCATTTCGATGAACTTATAGAAAAGAGTAGATTGCAGGAGGTGTGATATGAGTTCCATACTTGAAGAGATAGATTCGTATTTTGGTTGCGGATATATGAGCGATGAGGAATATTTGGAGCATTACGGTATGCCTAGAAGATCCGGTAGATATCCTTGGGGATCTGGTAAAGAGCCATTTCAGTCCAGTAGGGATTTCTTAGGTCGTGTCGAACAGATGAGAAAGAACGGATTCACCTATACTGACCCGCAGACTGGAAAGAAATATACTGGCGATAATGCTATTGCAAAGTCTCTTGGATATTCTTCTACTGATTTCCGAACTGTGTACGCTATCGCCAAGGATGAGCGTCGTGGATATGACGTGGCAAGAGCACAAGCTCTGAAGAAAAAAAGAGTGAGTGCAACTGAAATCGGGAGACAATTAGGTGTCAATGAATCTACGGTCAGATCATACCTGAACCCAAATTCGGAATCCAGAATGAAACAGGCAAGAGCTACTGCCGAGATGTTAAAGAAACATGTTGATGAGAAAGGTATGATTGATGTCGGGACTGGCGTCGATCGCGAATTAAACATTTCAAAAGAGAAGTTAGATCAGGCTCTCTTCATCTTACAGGCTGAGGGTGGATACAAAGTCTACGGTGGTCGCTTTGCGCAGGTGACCAACAAGGGCCAGATGACAACACAACGAGTGCTCTGTAAACCAGACACTCCTCATAATGCCATTTATGATTTGGACAAGATTCATACCATTAAAGATTATATTTCAAGAGACGGCGGAAACACATACGAAAAGAAATTTCATTACCCAGAAAGTATGGATTCTAAACGACTGAAAATCCGCTATGCAGAAGAAGGCGGATTGGAAAGGGATGGTTTAGTTCAACTCCGTCCTGGTGTTGCTGATTTGTCTCTTGGTGAATCCAGATATTCCCAGGTTAGAATCATGGTTGATGGAAAGAAGTACATCAAAGGAATGGCTGTTTACGGTGATCCAAAAGACTTTCCGGCAGGTGTGGATGTTATATTTAACACCAACAAATCTAAGAGCGTTTCTAAACTTGATGTTCTGAAAGACATTAAGAACGATCCAGATAACCCATTTGGCGCAGCCATCAAAGAGAAAGATCAGGGTGGACAGTATTGGTATACCGATAAAAAAGGCGAAAAGAAACTTGGTTTAATTAACAAGACACGAGCTGAGGGTGATTGGACCGAATGGAAAGATTCTTTACCATCCCAGTTCTTGTCCAAACAGTCCAAGGCTATGGCCGAGAAGCAGCTTGGTATTGCTAAAGCAGATAAGAAAGAGGAGTTTGCTGAGATTAATGCTCTCACGAACCCGACTATAAAGAAGTATTATTTGGAGAAGTTTGCTCAGTCATGTGACTCTGCGGCTGTGCATTTGAAAGCGGCTGCTCTTCCTGGACAGAAATATCATGTCATACTTCCGCTTACTACTATGTCAGATAAAGAAGTATACGCTCCTGGGTATCCGGATGGAAGTAAACTTGCGCTTATTCGTTTTCCGCACGGAGGGACTTTTGAGATACCTATTCTTACCGTAAACAATAAGAATAGAGAAGCCATCGAAATGATCGGTAAAACTTCAATTGATGCTGTTGGTATTAATAGCAAAGTTGCCGAACGATTATCTGGGGCAGACTTCGATGGTGATACAGCAATGTGCATTCCTACCCATGATAAAGCTGGTAAGGTGAAGATTGCTTCTCGTCCTGCTTTGGAAGGGCTTGTTGGATTCGACCCCAAAATGGAGTACGGTGGAGAGAAAAGAGTCGATAACGAAGGAAAAGAACATTACTATCGTGGTGGGCATGAGTATCAGCTTTTGAAAAGGACCGATACTGAAATGGGTAAAATCAGTAATCTTATCACAGACATGACCCTTGCTGGAGCAGATGATAATAAGATGGCAAGAGCGGTTCGCCATTCAATGGTTGTTATCGACGCGGAGAAACATCATCTGGACTATAAACAGAGTGAGATAGATAACAATATTCCAGCTTTGAAAAAAGAATACCAGGCACACTATGATTCGACCGGCCATCTGAGATTTGGCGGAGCATCTACTCTTATTTCCAGAGCTAAAGGAGAAGTGGATGTTGATAAGAGACAGGGACAGCCCCATGTTAATCTGAAAGGCAAGCCAGATTATGATCCGTCAAGACCAGAAGGTGCATTACTGTACAGAAGAGCAGATGACGCGGACTACACCACTACTAAAGTGGATAAACGAACTGGCGAAATCGTTGAAGTACAGAAAGTTCGTACTCAGAAGAGCACTAATATGGCAGAAACCGATGACGCCATGACCTTAGTATCTGAGTATAGACACCCCATGGAACTGGTCTACGCTGACTATGCCAATACCATGAAATCGCTTGCCAATCAGGCACGTGTTGAAATTAGTAAGACCGGTAAGATAGCTTATAGCAAGGAAGCTAAGGCTAAGTATCAGACAGAGGTCAATAGTCTTGAGCAAAAGCTTCATAAAGCACAACTTAATACGGTACGTGAGAGGACTGCCAATCGTATGGCTGCAGCCACTATCAATGCCAAAAAGAAAGAAGCTGAGGAAGCTGGTGTTAAATTGAAGACTAAAGAAATTAAGAAGGATTCGCAGAGAGCGTTGAGTAAAGCTAGAGAAGAAGTGGGTTCTATCTCCAGAAAAGAGAGAAATATCCGGATAACTGACAAAGAATGGGAAGCCATTCAGGCAGGTGCAATCAGTGAGAACAAATTGAAATCAATCCTTCAAAACTGTGATCCTGATTCACTTCGCCAGAGAGCAATGCCTAAATCATCTGCTTCTATCAGCGCAGCTACAGCAAATCGTATCAAAGCGATGTCTTCTTCTTATACAATTCAACAGATTGCAGACAAACTTGGTGTTTCTACATCAACAGTTTCTAAATATTTGAAAGGAGCAACAGCTTAATGAGTGATTGTAGATTAACGACATTTGACAATCCGTATGATCCATTTGAGCAGTTTGCTCTTTGGATGCTGTTTGATAACCGAAATGGTTACAATACATGCGGAAAGATAGATAGACTTACCCATTATTCTGATGATATGTCAGAAAAAGAGTTCGATGAAGAACACGAAAGAGTTATTGATGAAATCATTGATAACGATTTTCTTAATATTTACAAAAAAGTGTACAGAAATCAAAAGAATACAGATCCAAATACCACAGAGGTGGCTTAATCGGAGCGAAAGATATAGAGGGGGGGGCTCAAAAATCACACCCC